GATACTGGTGGCGGAACAACAAAACCCTTTATATCATTCCAGAATTCGTAACCCTTCTGATAACAATAATCCACTACTTCAATATGTAGTCCATAAATAAAAAACATGATAAAAATGAGCAATATTAAATAAACCCACGATTTATATTCGATGATTTCCAAAGACAATGGTTTGGTTTCCTTTCCCATAGGAAAACCCATAATCCACACAAAAATATAAAAAAGTACCAATACCAGAAGCATGACACCAATCATGTTTGGATCATTCATTTCCTCTTTGAAGAGAATCATTAAATAGGTGAAAAAATGCTTCTGATTGATTGCCGGAAGAGAATAATAAAAATAGACAATTCCTACAATTAATATTAAAAAAACCGTCAAATTTATTGCTCGTGTTTTTAATATGTCTGCTGATACACCAAGACCCAGTAATTTACCTAAACCATAATACAAAACAAAATACAATATCAAAAATCCCACGAACATGATACCCGATGTCACATTCACTAATGATGTAAATTGTGACGATATATTTAAAGGTGGATGTTCTTCTTTATCAAATATAAAATTACCCGACGGATCTGTTACAAAAAAATGTTTGTTATTTTCAGATAATATTATTTCGGGTAGAATTGCGGATGACATTTCCAATTTTTTACTTATATTATACCTTTGTATTTTTTTTTCTATAGAAAAGGCAATATGCCATCGGTGTGACTATTTTTTTTTTAATATCGTTTTCATCGCCCTTTTGTGATATCATCTCCACCTGGTTGTCGTTATAATGTAACCATTCATCTTTCGCATTTTTAACAAATGCGGTATAATGCCCCATGTAGGTATTGCCAATATGATTACATATCGCGTATAATTCGTAATTGTATTGAGAACGATTGTATCCATACACATATTTTGATAAATCGAGGTTATCCAAGGGAAAATCCACCAATTTATCTATTTTATGACGTCCGTCCGGTGAAAAACGTTTCAAAGTGATAATTAAAATTTTAGGCAAACTCCAAAAAACAATACGTTTTTGTATATTTTCATGCTGTTTTGTTTCTTCATTGTACCAAGCATTGTCACCATCAAGATGTTCAACGTGAACATATGTTTCGAAACAGTTTGCCAAAGATACCAAAGGCGGAGTTTGCAACGGTATGGGCAAATCCAGTACAAAAAAATGTTCTGGATGAACCGAATGTACCGTTTTTGAATCCATGGAACGTATTTCTGATACATAAATACCGTAGAATAATTCCATTATTTCCGAATATTCCTTGCTATAAACTTGTTTGAGCATTTCGTAGCATTTCACTGCCAATTTGTCAGTATCACTTTCTACATTTCCGGTTATTTGTATAGCAACAGGGCGGGAAACACTATTATGAAAAGCTTCAATGATAAATAACAGGAATTCTGGCATGTCATTCTGACTCCATCCTGTGAAAATTTCTCTTTTTTTTATGGTTGCGACTCGGTGAACATTGTTCACAAATTTGTTAGGAGTAATTACTCCATTATGTCTCCACATGATATAACGCAAATCATTCCATTCTTTCGTTATTTCAGTATCCGCTAGACCTTTTTTCATATTTGTATCAAGTTTGGGGGAATCCAATATTTCATGTAGTTCGTAGGTGTGATTCAAAGCTTGCATACATGAATTCAGAAAACACGTGTTACCCAAATTGGCCAATCCAGTATATCCTTTCTCACAATATTTGTTCCATTTTATCATTTTTAATTGTTTACTATATAGAGTTTATTTTATTGAATAATATAAACTCCTCTTTCTATATTAATCCAAAATATATTTATTTTAGGGTGAATGAATTTTCAAAGCGATTATGTACAACCTCCCTATGGACTACATAACTCTGATACTGACATGCTGCGAGAACTTATTGAAACTATACGTGAAATAAACTATAGTTACAATGATAACATACGACATCATAATCGTATTTTAGAGTCTTACAATCAAAATATGAATTTAATTCTTATTATGTTACATTCATTGTATGCACATGTTCTCCAAAGAAATCGCACACAAGATTTTTCTGATGAAAATCGTCAACGAGGATTTCGCGGGACCAGAAATACACCATGGACAAATTTTTTACCGAGGAGAACCACAGAACCTACACTAGAAACGGATCTTTCGTCATTAATACTGTATCTTTTTACAAATGGGAATCCATTGGTGAATCCTATGCGAAATACAACAGTTGTACCGTTGACCTCGGTACAGATTGAGCAATCTACCGAGATGATTGTATATAATGCCGAAATGGGTGAACGTAGTTGCCCTATTTCCATGGAAAATTTTGAAGAAAATGAACCAATTTGTCGTATACGCGGTTGTAGACACATTTTCAAACGGGAACATTTAATGCGTTGGTTGCACACAAGTATCAATTGCCCCGTATGTCGTTACGATTTGCGTGATTTTTCCAACAATACTGTAAATAATGATGTACCGAACATCTCCGGTATTCGACCTTCGATGTCAGGAGAAGCCCGGTTACCACTACAAGAAAATGATCAAATTCCATTAGCTGGTGCCAACCTAACACAGATGGATTTTGATGTCATTCGAACATCTAACAACGAAGGACGAAGTCCTGAGTTGTTTGGTCAGGGCTCCTTTGGATCCCAGCAACTAACGACTGAGGACGACTTACATCAGCAAAGGTCTAATAACTCGTTGCGATTGAATACGTTGGAAGAACTTACTACCAGATTATTGAGCCCCATTCATTTGACAAATAACTCTATATTCACCGACCTAGAATCACAAAATTTTTCTCAATTATTAACAAATTTATTGAGAAACCAGATACCGTCCATAGATGCTAGTAACAATTTACTTTATACACTGGAAATACCATTGTGATGATTTTTCGTACACCGAAGGTGTCTAAAAATCATCAAACAACGAAGGACTCAGTTGTTTAGTTTTTGTTCAAAGCTTTCCAGAAAAAAATTTTGTAGCTCCTGTGTTGACTGTATTTGCTGTATCGGTTGCGCCAGTGTGTAAGCCACCTAATCCAGGACCACCACCTTGTGATTGTATCACACCTTTAATATAATCATCATTTTGACGCATAAGCTTATAATATACTCTGCTAGGAGGTGCATCGGCAAATGTAGGCACTGTGTCAATTTTAAATGTGGTGTAAATATTTCCTGGGTCTAACGTAAACATAATTTTTTCAGGTTTTTGTGTGGTATTTTGGTTGATTATCAAAGGTTGTAAATTTCCTTCATATCTTTTGTTACCTGCTATTGGTTCGATATTTGTTATTGTAGCTTTCGCGGATTCAGGAAAACCAGAACCCAATAAAGGTTTTGTAAATTTTAAATTAATAAATTTACCTGTTGCTGCGGCAGTTTTTTGGACAAATGGTCCTATACCACCATTAAAACGCCGTTGTGTACGTCTATTCTTCGAACTATGCCTCTTAGTGTTAGCCATGATTATATTGTATATGGATAAAAAAATATTTATTATTACAATAATACATAAACCATCCATTTATTTCATTCCATAAAAGTCTGTAATCATGTGCGCACGATTTCGTTCATTGTTAATTTTATTCAGGATTTTGTCAAAAAGCAGCACCTTGACTTTTAACGAACAATATTTTTCCTTCTTTTTTGTCAACAATTCGTAATTGTCGCCAAAGTCCCGTTCCAATTGCGCTAAATCTTTTCGGTACGTTTTTATCGCACCTGGCTTTTTTTGATATTCCCATATTTTTTCTACGGCTAAACCAAACAATTGTTGCAAGGGCTTCATCAATTGGTTGGTAATGTAGTATGTGTAATCGATCTTCAAATGGTTCTCTACAATGTACTCGGGTGTCTCTATTCTTTCACCTAAAAGAAGCTTTTTTATAGTTCCTGGTTGATGAACAAATACAAACTTCATACGATCACCTGGTTTAGGTTTGTTACCCGGATCACGCTGACCAATGCGGTCAGCCAACACTTTATGCGCAATAGTATGTGGATTCTTGTAATCGCTACGCAGAGCTCGTGTAATCATCAATTTGTCCATCGGAACTTTGCCCTGAACCAGTTGATTCAATGCATTGTCTAAATATTCTGTCGCCTTTTGGACATCGTTCTCTTTCATCAGTATGTTCAGGATTCCACCATAAGTATCTTTCAAGTAATCACACGAGTCACGACGTTTTATAGACAAACCCATGTATTTCAATTTACCCTTGTTGGGATTGGTTTCGTACAGCATACCCACATAACGTTTTTTGGATAGAATGATAAAAGGCATAAGCGTTTTCTCGTAAGTAAGTTCCATGGGCGATTTCAAGAAATCCGTACAGAGATGCGCAGCATCTTGCGCAATTTCAATCGTAATTTCCAGTGCTTTCTTACCACGTATGGGTTCTCCGGTTTTGGGATCTTGAAGGTTGAAAGTGAAGAATACAGAATCTGTGTTGTGTACTATCATGTTTCCAATACCCGCGGCAAAATGGTGGTTTTCAGTGGTAAGATCATACACATATCCTTTGTAAGGAATTTCTTCCATACGATTAACACGTTGAGGATACATAATTTCGTCAACAATATGTAGATAATATTGTGTTGTACCATTATTTGTTGTTTCATAGCTGAGTTCAATAAGATGTCCAAGACTGGTGAAAATATGATACCATATCATGGCATATTTTTGACATGTAAAAGGTATTTGTCTCCGATTTCTTGCCTGATAATCACATTGTCCGCGTTGTTTATCTGTAACATCTTTATCCTTGGGTAAAGGATAGTGTAACAATTCATCCCCCAATTTAACGTCGTTGGGTGATACCTCACTACCATCCGGTTTCAAAAGTGAATGGTCGTCCGTTACATCTACAATGCCTGTAGGAGTTGAAACACGAATCATTTTTTTATGTGTGGCTAATTTGTGACGAATGATACGATGAATACGTGTCCATCCTTTTTCCGTCCAAACCTCTACATGTTTCGGTAATTCACATACTTCTTTGTCTTGTTTTCCTGGTTCTTGGCACGGTGTCCACCATGGATGTGGAATATTCATTTTATATGGGAGATTTTCAATAGTTACTACATATGGTTTTTCTGAATATTCATTCTTTATTAGTAATGGTGTATAACTCGCCACACTGTCGCCGTATATATATTCCGCTTTGGTCAGTACAGTTCCGTGAGATTCCGTCGCATATTCGCGGTTTTGATACACCTCCTCGATGATTCGCTTCGCATACGTAATCATGAGTCTACCCGTGGATGTTGTAGATGCTGCCACGTCTTGTTCGTAAAATGTCGACGTCTTGGCACCGCACTGTCCGTACAGTGAATTGGCGGTTACCTTGTAACCAAGCTGGCGCTTGTCCAAAATGTTCTGCATGAAGGGGTCCTTTTCGGTTTTGATCATTTTCCGCGTGTCGGAACGGGCTCTGAGAAGCTCTTCCAGAATGGACGGCATGATGGATTTTTGGTTTTCGGGCAACTGTGCCCAACGACACACTTTGGTACCCGATTTGATTTTTTCCGCCATGGCCTTGGGGTGTTTCCTCACATATTTGAATGTATCAAATTCCACGTCCACATATTGATGTTCCGGCAAATTGTCGTAAATAAACTGGCCATTGTAATCCTTTTCGCCTGTGGTTCGGATCAAATTGCCCGTCAAATCGTACTCCTTCGTCCACACCTTGCTGTCATGCGACAAATTGTTACTGATCATTGACGAAGGATACAGCGACGCATAATCCACACATGCGACTGGATTGTCCATATACATGGAACACTTGGGTGGCAATACGATCGCACCTTCATACCCGTCGTTGTTGGTCGTTTTTTCCAAATCGGGCATCAACGTACCCTTCTCTCGGCATTTCTTGGCTACGAAACTGGTGAGTTTGATTCCCTGACCACGAAATACCAAGAAACTGATGGGTACACTACAAATCCTTGACATTTCCACATAACCTGTAATGACATCGATTTTGTTCATGAGATGATGGACCAGGTTGCAATCTTGAATACAGTATTTCGCCACAATGGCGCGATCTGTGGCGCTGCCATTGGTCAATCGGAAAATATCCTGTGGAGATACGTCGTCCTTGGCCACACCCCATTTGATGCCGAATTTCCCGATGGGAATGTCATGATGTCCTTCGATAACAATAACATTGTAGGATGCTCCCTCGGATTCAACACCCTTGATGATATCAATGACTTGGAATTTTTTGCCATTTTGGTAGTAATCCGACGTGAACCCGGTTAATTCAATGTGAATGTAGTCGCGAATATTGACTCCCGTCAAGTTTTGACTATAAAGATGAGTAGTTTGTTGGTCGTCGTTATGAACCACTTTTTTGATGTCATCACTGATGTATTGACCCGCAACATCGTCCAATTTGTACGAGGGAAGATTGAAATCTCGGCGAAAATAAGTATACATATCAATCTGCAATCTGCCAGCGGTTTTGTAGTACCGCAAATCGTATTCGCCACTCGCCAACACCACCTTGGTATTTTCAATGGCGTATTCATTGTTCACCAATTTCGCACATACTTCGCCTTTCTTACGCGACAACATGAGAAATTCACGTTCACAATGGTTCTCTTGCGCGCGACGAAACATGAATTCATAATCAAACCCAAAGATATTGTATCCAATAATGATATCCGGGTTTTCCTTTTGTATGAGATTCGACCATTGGAGCAACAAATCACGTTCTGTTTCAGTTGTATCTATGACCGCTCCTTGGATATCATCACAGGTACCCAGAACCAAACAATGATTGAGGTAGGGTTGTGGTTCACCATATTTCATAAATGTGGATCCAATGAATGTTACTTTGTCGCCTTCTAATCGTGGAAATATCCGGGTAAGAAGATCGTTGGTAATTTGAACTTTTTCATCACGATCGTATTCCGAATGGGTCAAAACATCCAAAATAGTGGTTGTATTGGCTGTTTTTTTTGCTTGTATTTTGTGTTTGATTTGTTTTGGTTCGTCGTCCTCCGCGTCGCTGTTCCCATCTTCTCCGTCCCCTCCAAATTCTGTTTGTTGTTCGCGAAGTGTTTTTTCAAACATGCTGTCAATCGTGAGAACCTTGTTGGTTTCTTCATTGGCCAATTTCTTCACATCATCTATCGTGGTCTTCACAATCCTTTGAATCATTTGACTCAGTTCGGCGTCGGAAGGCGTGAATTTCGGGTACACCAAATCTACATCCGGTAATGTATCTTTATTGAATGCGGTATACATGGCTCGTTCGAATGTGTTTTTGGGGTCAGGAACCACTTCTTTTCTGTGATACAAATCCACCAAATTGGACGCTAACCGTTTGTAGGATTTAATTGGTACAGGGAAATCACCGTGACTACTACTTGCCTCAATATCATAACTACAAATTTTGTAGGGTACGGGGGTTTCTTTTTCTGGCATCGGTAGGATAGACACTATGTCACACACATATTCAAAATCACATGTGGATGTTTTTTGTGTAGGTTGGGTGGTTCGATTCAATTGTATCTGAACCCATCCTGATGGACTCACATTGTAAATATGAAAATACCGTAAAATAGGGGGGATGTTACTCTCGTACAATTCCAAACGATGTCCTTTAAAAGTAAACGGTTTTCGGATTCGTTCGCCATCTTTGTCAGTATACCACAAATTCTTTACTTTATTTAGGGCTGCCGAATTTGCGAAAATAATTTTAGCGAATTTATGTTGTTTTCCAGCCGTAAATCCGTACAATTTTTTGTGTTTTTCGATTTGTACATCTAGTACCGATTTACCGTGAAACTGCGCTTTTTCTTGGAATTCTTTTAGAAGAGCTCTTGCGTCTCCTTCTGTCCAAGTGTCTGACACTTTCACGAAGAAGAAAGGTTGATAATCCGTCAAATAGATACAACATGTTTTACCTTCTTCGTTGATACCAAACATTTGAATGATGAATTGCCGTGTTTCTCTAGGCTTGTCATCCGTATCACTTCCAGATTGGGTGGCGTCTTGTAATATTTTGCTCGGGAACTCATCGTAGATATTGAAATCAAACAACCGAAAAGATTTCGTTTTGACGACCCTGACGGTGCGTTTTTTGAGTATAACTGGTGTTGTTGTCATTTTCTTTGCATAAATTGGTGAGAAGCGTTTAGATTGATTTTACGAGTATCGTTGATTTTTTTGAATCAATTTTTGTGTGAACCATGGTCCACCGTATTTGTATACATATATAGTATCATGGATTTCTTCGGAATGATGGGTAAAGAGGAACGAGAACCTATGGGCGACAAAATACTTGTATTTGATCGTAAATGTATTGTGATTCCACATGCCAAAGGCCGCAAAGGGAAAAAGGTCGTGTGTGGGTTGGTATATGCCGACTGGTGCGGGCACTGTTCTACTTTAATACCAAAGTGGATTCAAATGGTGAAAAACATCCGTAAGAAAGTGCAGAAAAATCAATATTATGAACCCATGTTGGCTCCGATTGAAGACAGTAAAATGGATTTATTACGCGAATTCAACGAAAAAAATACCGATTATTTAGACAAAAAAACTATTCAATTTTCAGGATATCCCACTATTTTTAAAATACAAAATGGTACTATTTCTTATTATGACGGAGAACGTGAAACAGAACCCATGGAACGCTGGTATATGTCTGACAGTCTACGAAAATCCGTACCATTGCGAAACCGTAGTAAACATAAAAAAAAAAGAATAAATAATCGCACTCGAAACATGTTGACAAAATAATATTCATTTTTATAAGGGAGGGAGCGTATGGGGACCAAGGTCCCCCGTAAATTTCATATGTAAATGTATAGGTGAATTACACATGAAAATGAAACGTTCCGTCATTATCATATTTTTTATATTGGCATTCTTATCTGGTCTTTATGTTTACTCCACACAACGCATTCAATTTACGGCAGTAGCCATGGACAAAGTGATGAAGCCCAAGGAGAACTTACAAAATAAAGAAGATAAAACGTCCAAATGCCCCAATGTATTGATACGCAATGGTAATATACTGTTGCTCTATAACAGCACGAATACCCACGATGAAATACCCATCCAATTCAACAGTTTAGATGAATACACCACCTATCATCAAAATCAAAAAGCGGCTGGTTCAACATGCCCCGTATTATATTTACAACAAGAAAATGATGCGCAAGGTAATGATGTGTATCGCGCACGTCCCAGTCCTTATGATACACAAGGTGGTATGCCACCCATCACAGTCGGAACACCAGTCAGCACGCTCATTGGTGCCGCGCCCATTTCCTTTCCTCCGGCAGCACCCATTATCGATGCCAGTCGTAGAGAGTCGCCATTTAACGCCAACAATTATGCTGGATTCGACCCCTACGGCCTACAACAGGGTGTGTTCTCACAATTGGACCAAATACATATGTCCACGGGTGCGGACGGTACAAGTGACAACCCTATGGATCCCAATTGGGGCGGCGTTGAGTTCTCACAAGCAGCGGTTGAATCTGGAAAATATGTTGACAACAATGTGTATCCAGCCAACACGTCGAGAAGCGGCAACACCCAATTTTTTCCCGGAGTATACAACAATGTAATTGCTGATCCACCCAATGTGGTTAATTCTCGTCAAGGGTGATCATTTTTTGACACATTTGGTGTGCGAAAAATCTACAAAAAAAACCTATAAATACTCGCAATACTACTTTTGCTTATTTTGCGCATCTTTCCACCGCTTTCGTACTTCATGTTCTCCAAACATTTAGGGTCGTTCTTGCATGATTCTAATAGGTGATAAAATGATGTGAAATGTTTCATGATGGCTATCGCGGTTACCGCACTAATACCGGGTACTTGACATAACATGATTTCGCCAATGTTTTCCTGAGTCACGTTCTCTTTTTTTACTTTTTTCACCACATTACAATAGGATGATTCGATATTTTGTTTTGTGTTTACATCATTTGTATTGTTCGAAGGTTCTCCAAAATTCTCATCGCTGCGCAGGGGCAAAGCCACCTTCGAATTTAGATTATAATCACTACATAATAGAACACCTTTTTGGATGTTGCGTTCGATTTTATCTGCCATCCAGACCAGTAATTCGGCGGTTTCTTGTTGTGAGCTGGTTCGTATGGGTCTAAACCCTTTGAAAAAATGGAGGGAGGTTAGGACTGAATAAACGAGACGACGTTCTTTGGGTGTTCTCAGGGCATTCAGTGCGCCTTCGATTACATAAATGACTTGCGACGGGGAAAACTCGTCGGAATGTAGTAGCCGATATGATTGTTCTTCATATCGACTGTCTTTGATGCTTGCCAGCAGGTCCGTGAGCGATTT